CCCATGAGGCTCCATTAACCAGAGTGCCGTGGTTGTCGCTCCCACTTGAGTCGTAGGCGATTGTTCCGCTTGATTCGTTGAGGTTGTATTGTCCTACGTTAGTTACAACTCCAGACATTTTACCTCCTAGAAAGTTTGTAGTTCCGCTGTAATGGACTCCGAGTCTCTGAGTATTGGCAGAGGTAGGCATTGCCCCTAAAGCTACGGAGGCTGAAACTCCATCTACTGTTATTGATATGTGAGAATTAGCTACGGACTCCCACTCTACAAAATACCAAACATCAGCAACTATTGTTGTTGGACATTCGGCATAAACAATTGAGTTCCCCCCTATGATACGCATTTTGCTGCTTGCAACAAGGTAGACATACCCATGCTGTACAGAGGATGAGTTTGTGTAAATCCCTTGTTGTAATGAGGCATTATTAAACTTGACATAACAAGAACCGCTAAAGTCTCCATTAGCTACGGGAGTTGCTATGTTTACCTGATCATTTACCCCATCCAACTCCAACACCCAAGGTTGCTGTACTTCGCGATCAGATACTGGAGCACCTGACCATATATAAGGCTTTAAATTTGCAATCGCTGATGGGAGTTGGGCTATAGAGCCACCCAACAATCTTGCACCATCATGTAAGAATTTTAGGTATCCTATACTAGGAATTTGCTTAATATCCATTACTTATATACCTTATCTAGAAGGTGAGTTGCTATAAAATTGAGTTCTAATAGTCAATCCAGAAACACTAGCGGTAAGAGAATTACTATTAGTAACACCTCTGAATGTAAAGCTTTCATCTGGATTTAATATGAATCCAAATTCAGCTCCGACATGTCCAGCATCATTAATTGTAATAGGACTAGCAAGTCTATTGATAACAATTACTTCACCACAAATCTGATCTGGAAAAACTAAAGCATCAGTTACAAATGTCCTACATGTATTGAGATTTCTATAGCTAGGTTCACCATTATTAATATTTCCGTTCGACATAAAAGTATTTATGTCGACTAAATACTTTTATGTCACTAGCTTGTCAAGTTTCTCCAATATCAGCCTTCACTTCAACAAATCTAAACAATAAGATTGAGTGTTATGGGCGAGTGGGAGAAAGAATTAAGAGGTCTTTAGGGTGGCCACTTATTACAGTTGAGATTCACGAAGATCAAATTAATGAGAATATCCAACGTGCAATTGAATACTTTTCAAAGTATGCTGGATATACAAAAGAAATCATTGTATTTGATTCTGATATCTATGAGCACAATAAAGGTATTCGTTTAGATAACCTATTCTCAATTCACAATAGTGGATATTCAAGAGCACATACAGTTGCTGATGCGTCTCCATTCCCAGGGAGTGATTTTGATATTGAGCTTCCGCCAGTTGTATATATTTCTACAGTTGAACTTCCATCAACAACATTTACATCAGCCTCAGCTCTATCAGCAGACCTAGCAGGGGGCCTAGATAGCTTAGAGGTTATTGACCAAGACTTATATGATGAAATTATATCATTTAACCCTTCATTATCAGCCAGCTTTAAATCTTCTGGGAAGAAGACATTGAAGACTAGTGGTAATGGTGGAGAGTGTATTGATTCTGGAGCACAGAAGTATAGCAATATGTTCGACTATGATATTCTAGATTATCGAAAGGTAATTGATGTTACAGAATTTGAAGAGGGATCGTCAACAGGTATTAATACTCTCTTCTCAATTGAACACACTCTAGCGCAGCAAACGTTCCATAGTTACGCAATGGGTAACTTTGGATTTGATTTGACCTCATGGTACACAATGAAGGAGTTTATGGACACTCGCGAGAAGATGCTCGCTACTCGACAAGATTTAATGTTTGATCCTCGAACACAATACCTTACAATGTATCCTCAGCCTAATGATAAGAGTAGATTCTATGGAGTTCTTACATGCTTTGTTGAGAGATCAATCAGAGACCTTATTAAAGAGCAATGGGTACAACAATATGCAGAAGCACTCTGCAAAATTACTGTTGGACGTGTTCGTGGTAAGTTTGGAAGTGTTGCTCTATTAGGTGGTGGGGTTTTAAATTACGATCTACTTGAAGAAGGTCGTGAAGAAAAAGCTGAACTTGAGCGTCAGATGCTTGAAGGAGCTTCTCCAGGATTAGGGGATTCTGAGCCAATTATGTTCGCGATCGGATAGAGTGCATATTATATTAAAGCTTAGTGGATAATAGTCACCTATAGCTATAAATACTTATATGAAGAAGTACTTTATACTATTAAAGGAGCATAAGATTACAGGTCTTAAATATCTATGTTTTCATTTTGGAACTAGAGAAAATTGCTACACTTATAAAGGTTCAGGGCTATACTGGACGAGACACCTATCAAAACATGGAAAGTCTATTAGTACAGTAATTTTAAAGGAAGCTGAAACACGAGAGGCGCTAGTTGATGTTGGATTATACTACTCCAAATTGTGGGATGTTGTAAACTCTAAAGAATATGCAAATTTAACTGTGGAGTGCTGTCAAACTACAGCTGAACCTTTAAGTCGTCCTGATGTAAGAGCTAAGAGAGATAAAGCATATCAAAAGCGCATTACAGAGAATCCAACTGATAAGGAGATAGCTAGACTTAAAAAGATGCAAAAAGCTGCACAAGCTCCTGAAGTTAGGGCTAGAGCTGCAGCAACATTAAGAGATCGCCTAGCATGTGGTGAATTTACTGAGAAGGAATTAGCTAGAGGTGAGAAACGAAAACAACGTATCAAAGTTAAAGGTTTCACAGATAAAGAATTAGCTTACCATAAGAGAGTAGCTGATAATCAAAAAGGTAAGACGATGAAAGATCGATGTGGTGAAGATTATATTGATCCACGTAAAGGAAAGAAGAGACTAACACCAAATTCTACTAAAGGTAAAACAGCAAAAGAAATTCATGGAGAATCTTATATAGATCCTAGATCTAAGAAGTTCTCTATTAATGGTGAGATATTTGAAAGTGAGAGAGATTGTATAACTAAAACTCAATTATCTGCACCAATCCTTACTAAGCTCAAGAAGGAGGGTACATATATAGTGAAGAAAATTAAGAGTTCAAAGAATAAGTATGAAGACAAAGAGACATTAACTCTCAAGTTTTTATAATGGGCAAAACAAAGAAATTTCGTAAGAAGTATAAGCAAGGTATTTATACTCCAATATATCCTGAGAAGTTTATAGGTAAACAAGCAACTTATAGATCAGGATTAGAGTTAAAATTCTTTCGATTCTGTGATAATAACGCAAATGTATTAAAATGGGGCTCTGAAAATGTAGTTGTTCCTTATATAAGCCCATTAGATCATAGAACTCATAGATATTTTGTTGACAACTATGTTGTAATTAAAGAAGGGTCTAATAAACCTAAAAAGTATTTGATTGAGATTAAGCCTGATAGTCAGACACGCCCACCGACAACCAAGTATCGTAAGAAGGCTCACCTTATATATGAACAGAAACAGTGGATTGTTAACTCAGCTAAGTGGGAATCTGCTAGAGCTTATTGTAAGAAGAAGGGATTAGAGTTCTTAATCATTACAGAAAAACATTTAAATCCTAAAAAGTAAACGCTGGAGCCTATAAATATTTTTATGTCGTTGAAACTTAATCTACTTGTTGAAAAGCCTTCTATGGATGAAAGCTTTGAATATCTTGAAGAAGAAACTAATCTTAAAGGTCCGAATTCGCTATATATAAAGGGGCCGTATATGATGGCTGAGGGCGTTAATAAGAATGGACGTAAATATCCTATTGATGAACTTCGCAGAGAAGTTTCAAGATATAATGAAGAGATGGTCAAGACAGGAAGAGCTCTTGGTGAATTAAATCATCCTCCTACTGCTGATGTAGATCTTAACAATGCATGTCATCTAGTTACTGAACTATATGAAGATAATAATGTGTTCATGGGTAAGTCAAAAATTCTATCCACTGCCGCTGGTGGAGTTGTTAGAGCTCTTATTAATGATGGTGTTAAAGTTGGAATGTCTTCAAGAGCACTTGGAACCTTAGAGGAAGGTTCAAGCTGTAGTATTGTCCGCAATATGAACCTTGTGGCTATCGATTGTGTAGCGGATCCTTCATTCCCTAAAGCGTTTGTAAATGGTATTCTTGAGTCTAAACAATGGGTGGTAAGTCATTCAGGTAAATATGAAGAAGCATATGATAACTTCGAAGATTCGTTGATTGACCTTCCACGTAAGGATGTAGACGATTATCTGCGTATGCAGATAATGGAGTTTATCTCTAAGATTTAAGCCATTCACATTAAATAATAATTATGAGATCTAAAAAGGATGGTATTAAGGCTACTGATTGGAAAAAGCATTCCGATAAGAAGGAGTCTCGTACCCATAATAAGAAGGTTCGCGAAGCTGGAAAAGCTGAGGCAAAGGCTCCAATGAAAGAAGAAGACGAAGAATCAGTTGCTATTAGTAACTTTATTCAATGTGTTGGAGATAAAAATTATGCTCAGGCACATAAATACTTAACAGACGTTGTTAATAACAAGATTGCTAATCGTATCGAGGTAGCAGCTTCACAACCACTTTTTAACTAATCATGAAACTAAAAGAACTTTTACCTGAGGCAGTTAGTAAACTACTAACAGAAGATTCACTAACCGCACTCCAAACAGCTATTGAAGAGAAGCAAAGCTTAACTGTTGAAGCCGCTCTAGTAGAGCAGGACGATCTTTATGTTGGCAAGCTTTCAGAACTTCTAGAAGCACGAGACCTTGACTATGCTAAGAAATTTCAAAGAGCTCTAAAAGCTCAAGCAAGTGACTTTACTGTAAAGCTTAATAATGTTATTAAGCGTAACGATCAGACACTTACAGTTGAAGCAAAGAAATTTACTGGTAAGCTAGTAGAGAGTATTTCTGACTATCTTGAAATTTCAATTGATGAAGCTATCCCAACAGAAGCTATCCTCGAAGCAACTCAAAATCGTACCTCTAACGAAGTACTTAAGAATCTAAGATCTGTACTATCTGTTGACACTGCACTCATGAGTGAGTCAGTTAAGGCAGCAGTTATCGATGGTAAATCTACTATCGATGCTCTACAGAATGAAAATAACATTCTTAAGAAGCGTAACAAGACAATTTCCGAATCATCCCGCAAGGTAGAAGCTAATTTACTTCTTGAACAGAAGACTAATGGCATGCCAGAAGGTAAGAAAGATTATTTAGTCCGTGTATTGGCTGACAAAGAGCCAAAGTTCATTGCTGAAAACTTCGAGTATACAGCCAAGCTGTTCGAAAAGCAGGACAAAAAAGATTTGAAGGTGTTGAGAGAAGCAGCCTTTAAAAAGCGAGTTGTTAAAGAAGATGCACCGAGCAAAGCTGCTCCGGTACTGACTCCAAGACATCAGCCAATTAACGAAAGTTCGAAACCAGCAATGGGAGCGTATTTAGAAGGACTTGGAAAAGCAAAATAATTTCGAAAATTTCTCAAAACAAAATGAGGTAACTTACTTACCTGAGCAACTTAGACTTAAAAAGTCTATGAAGGTCGAAAAAGAAAGGAATAAATATATATATGAATATGAATAATAATCAATCATACGTAGATAAGTCTAGAGCGGAAACGCTCCTAGAGAAGTGGGCACCTGTGCTCGACTACAAATCCGATACAATTAAGGAAATTGTTAATGAAAACACTCGCCTAAACACTGCGATTCTCTTAGAGAGTCAAGAACAGTGGTGCAACGAGGGTAACACAGCTGGTTCTGGTGGCGCCTTTGGCTCCCATCAACCTACAGCAGGTGGTTTCAGTGGCGACACTTACGCAACCGGTGATAGCCGTTTGCCTAAGATCCTTATCCCAATGATTCGTCGTACATTCCCCGAGCTGATCTCTAACGAGATTGTCGGTGTACAACCTATGAGTGGACCTGTTGGACTTGCATTCGCGCTACGCTACAAGTACGAAGACGAAGGTCTTGGTCAAGGTGGTATCGATGGATGGGCTGGAACATCACCTAACGGTGACAGCGGTCACGTAACACAGCCAGTTTCTTATGGATCTGGTAATGCTCAGAATGAACTAGGATTCCAACATCTTGATACACGTTTTACTGGTAGTAGCTCTAATCAGCTTACTGGTAATGCAAGCTTCGCGTTTGCAGGACAAGATCAAGGTATTGCTGACATCTTGAAGAACTTCGAGATTAATAGTAACATCCCACAAGTGAACGTTACCTTCGAGAAGACAGCTGTTGAGGCTGGAACTCGTAGACTCGGAGCACGCTGGTCAGTTGAACTTGAGCAGGATCTTAAGAACATGAATGGTATCGATGTTGACGCAGAGATTACTAATGCAATGTCTTACGAGATTCAAGCAGAGATCGACAGAGAGATGATCATGAGAATGATCCAAGCAGCTCTTAATGGTGGTATCAACAGAGGTTTCAGCTTCTGGTCACCAATGTCCGCAGACGGTCGCTGGCTCGTTGAGCGTAACAGAGACTTCTACCAACGCCTAATCATTGAAGCAAACAGAATCGCTGTACGTAACCGTCGCGGAGCTGCTAACTTCATCGTAGCTACACCACGTGTATGTGCTATCTTAGAAATGCTACCTGAGTTCTCTTGGGTCCCAGTTCAAGGTGACGTAAATACACAACCGGTTGGAATTGCGAAAGTAGGTTCAGTTGGAGGTCGCTTCAATATCTATCGTGACACACGTACAGAGGTGCAAAACACCAACGTATATGGAGATCAAGGATATGCTGGAGGAGATTCAGGCATCGAGTATGCACTTCTAGGTTATAAAGGCCCAGAATTCTACGACACTGGTATTATCTATTGCCCTTACATCCCAATCATGGTTCAACGCACCGTAGGTCCTCAGGACTTCGCGCCACGCGTTGGTCTACTTACACGTTATGGTGTTGTAGATAACATCTTTGGATCTGACCTGTATTACCACGTAATACTTGTTCAAAACTTAGGTGAAAGCTTCACTCCTGGTAGTCAAGCAGTTTACTTCTAAGATAGAAGGTTAATAAATTAACGATAGGAGGCTGGGTACGAAAGTATCCAGTCTCTTTTTGTAGTTATATTCCACCAGTAGACTAAATATTATTATGCAAGCATTTGATTCAGGTCTTTATGACACAACAAACATGGGTACACCAGAACCACTACCTTCTGGATGGAACGCTCAAGGCCGCGGAGGTTCATTCGCCCTTAGCGCGACTAACAATTCCGTACAACTTCTAACAACAGGAGCTATCGACGGAAGTCCAGTAACAGCAGTACTCTTTAATCTTATCCAGTCAGCATC